CGGATGCAAGTTCAGTTGCCATTTATCGCTCCCTTCTAGGTTTGTTCAGTACTTCTTCGTACTCGCTGACCGTCATTCCCTGATTCTGCTTGACCGGCTGTCCCGGCCTTCTCATCGGAGTCGGCTTTGGGATCGAATCGTCCGATGACCACTGCCATGAGATGATGGCGAGACGGTCGAGGACCTCGGCCAGCATGTACTCGCAGGTACCCCATTCGAAAGCAGGGTTAATCGAGCGCATCACGCGCGATTCCCTCGGCAGTTGTGATACGAGGCAGGCCGCATGCGGAACCGAGTAATCGATTCCCATGCGGCCTGCGTCAAGCGAGTAGTATTGGCGGAAGTCAGCCGTCAATTCGCCCGCATGATGCCTTCTGGCATCAGCGAGCAGTATCAGTTTTTTGCTTCCAGCTCTCCCTTTGATGCTGTAAGGACTTCCGTAAAGAAAAGCGCGGCATCGGAGGCTTTCACGCGCCCGTTATCGTCGGATATCGCCTCGTGGATTCGCGTCCAATCGTCGCCGAACATCCTCTTTTCCAACCTGGGAAGCTTGAGGAAATTCCCATCGCCAACGGCAGACATAAGATCGAGCGTTTCAACATCGTCAAGAACATCGCTGGGGAGCGTGACATCGATACCCCATACGGTCACGTTCAAAGGACCCGTATGCCCGTTTGCCTCTTCAATCGCTGCAAGCTTTTCCTGCTTGGTGCCGTCTGGAAGCTCTATTCTATGGGCCTTTGCATAGCCTTCGATTTCGGGAACAGTCATGTTGGCAAGTGCTTTCATGGCTACACCTCCGCGAAGTACTCGTATGAGGTCTTGTTAGTAGAGTCTGGATAGGCGGTGATGGTGCATCCATATCCCAACCCGTCCGAATCCTTGTACGAAACGTCGTCAAGGTCGGTTACTTTTGCACGCGGGATCACGACGCGTTTGATAAGATGCTCGTTGACAACGATTTCAAAAACTAGCACCCATTCATCGCGTTCGTCTCCACCATGCATCACTGAGATTGCCGGGTCTGCGACGGAAACGTATGTCCAAGTAACCGTCCCATCTGTGACGGTGCCAGTAGCGGGAAACGTCGGAACAGTTGACCCGCTAGTGCCTGCGGTCGTGACTTTGTAAAGCTTACCGTCAGCTGCAACCGTGTCGTTCAGGGAATAAGCATGCGATGCAGCCCATGCGTTCGCACTGGTAAGCACGACGTTTCCGGATCCGTAGACGAACTTGAACACATCGGATTTGTTTTCGAGGAAGGTAAGCGCCCATGTTTCGACATAGCTTTTGATCTTCGAAGCAATATTCGGAGCGCCCCATGCATCAATTTGCGCAATATCGAGCTTCTGCTTGTTCTTCAAACCATCCTCGGTGACGAACCCCATGTTGGCAAATGCTGCATCAAGCGCGGCAGTGGCGTTTACCGGGACGGCGGTTCCGGCAGGGGCGGCATATGATGCACCGCCCGGTTTAGGAGAGCCGGTTCCTACGTTTTCAGCGTTGTTATTCATTTCAACCTCATTCCGTCGTCGTTATATCGGCGACAATCTGGTATCTCGGTGTCTTGTCTGAATCGGGGAAGTAGTAGAGGGAGTTGCGCGATGCACCGGATATCCCCGGTACCGTTTTCAAGTCCTGCATCTTCGAATCGATTGCAGCGGCCATGTCATAAGCCGTTCCCTTGTCGGTCGCCCATGTCTGGATGGCAACCATCGGATGATCGACCCCCGGGTTCTCCCTAGGGCCCCCGGTCCGTTCGACCGTTGCAAAAGCTGAGGTGCGGTCTTCTGGCGGCGAGTCGTATGCATGGAATTCGAAATTCGAGGTTATCCACGCGATGACGGCGGCTTCGATGTCTACCATCAACCTCGCCCCGCATCCAGCGATTTCAGCAGGGTGTTGTGCTTGGCGTTGGAAGCGCATGAAACTGCGTCTGTGGTCTTAACCAACGCGTGCGCCCGGTTTTTGCCCGGTTGCACGTCTGCTGTGTACTTCCCCGAACCCACGGAGTCGGCGTTCGCTTTGATTAGGTTCGCACGGCGCAGAAGCTCCTTTTGAACTTGGGGCGAATTCAATATCTCCCGCGCACCTGCGCTGTTGATCTTCAATCCTGAAATGTCAGCCATCGGTCTTAGTCACCTCGACTTCCATGTTCCATTTGTTCGGGGAATCCGCCCACCTGTCAGGGTTTCCGATCACGTTGCATCGGTGCCCACGGACGGTAACGTCCTTCCATGTAAGTTCGCCTGTATAGGATTTCGGAAAGTAGAGCGTGTAAGCGACTACGACACCTTCCGGCCTGTTCGAATCGGATACGTTCTTTGATGACCCGATAGCAACGAGAACGTTGTTCACAACATAGTCTGAGTCCGACCATATGGGCTTCCCGTACCTGTCGGTTCCGGCTTGCACCCTGTCATGGACGGTTACGGTCTCACCATCCATCTACGACCGCCCCCAGTTGATCGTGCAGCGCGGGTCGAAGGCTTCCTACACGCTGGCGGTTGATACCCAAGGCGGTTTTCTCGGCAGAAGTCAGGTAGATGTCGCCCGTTGGATTCGCATATGTATACGAAGCAGCAAAAGGGCCTACCGTGTTGCTGAACTGGGTCATAGGAGCCTCGTCCGTACCGGACATCATCGACCGCTTGACAACGTTGCAGCATATGGCTTCCAGCAGGTTCTCATCTATTTCTGATGCCGTTATTCCCGACCGCGATAGCTTTGCGGCGATGAGCGACGTTGCGTCTCCAAGCAGGGTTCCAGCTTGCGTCTTTTCAGGATCCGTCAAAACCCGCCAACGCTTTTCGAGGTCGTCCGCAGTTGCGAAAGGCTCCATGGGAGTCCTCCTTTCTATGCGGCCCGCCCTGCCGGATAAGGGCAGGGCGGGTTATCGGATTGCCTAGGCTGCGGGGGTGATGACTCCTGCGGGGTATCCGTTTGCGGAAACATACGTCCACACGGCGGTGCCGTCCGTGACGGTTCCGGTAGCGGGAAACGTCGGGGCCTTGGCTCCGCTGGTGCCCGCAGTCGTGCACTTGTACAGGTTCCCGTTAGCCGTGATGACGGCGTTAGCGAGATAGGCGGTTTCTGCGGCCCATTTAGTCTGTACGGCAAGGCGTGTAAGCGGAATCGCGCACTGGAAGCCGACGCGGAACACGACGCGAAGTGCAGTCATATCCTGCTGGGCGAGGTTCAAGACGATATTTCCAGAGTCGTCGGAAATGACGGCTTCGGTAAGCACCTTGTAGGTGATATCCTGGCGAACGCCGCATACGAACTTCGTCCAGTCCGCCATCAGAAGCTCGGCGGTTTCGGCGTTCCATGCGCCGTTGGAAACTTCGTTCAGCGGGTAGCCATAGAGGCCGGTCGGGGTATCTCCGGGGAGCGACGTAGTATAGATAGGGTCTCCGTTGGTGTTACGCAACGCATTGAGCATCCACTGCAGACCGGGGCGAGATGCGAATCCGTTGATTCCGAATCCCTGTTTCGCTATCTTCTCGGCGAGCGATGCGACATCGACCCCGAGGTCTTTCCCGGTGCCATGGGCGACGGAGTTGCCTGCCGCGATTGCGGAAGTGATTATCGCCGTAGGCCAAGAATCCGGCTTGTCCACGCCGAACAGAGCAGCCTGGTCTACCTTCTTGCCGATAGCCTCGGCGATGCGCGGGGCAATTTCTGCGGTGAGGTCGAAGGAAGAGTCTGCCATGATGTCGTCGGAAATGGGGACGATGACGGCAAGTTCCTCGGCGGTCATCGTGATTCCGCGCCATGCCTGCCCGGAGGTCTGCTTCATTCCGCCTGAAGCGCCAACCCAGTAAGCATCGGGCAGGGTGTCGAGCACTGGCTGGCGCTGCTTCTTCGTAGACATGCGGGCTTGCTTGGCACGGGTGAGGATGACGGACGATTTCGCCGCATCCTGGATGATCTGGGTTACGATCTCGTCCGGCATCATCTCGTAAGGGATGTTGTCAGAGCCGATTGCACTATTGTAATTGGGCATTTTCAATCTCCTAGTTGAGTTTGTTGGTTATCATTTCGCGCATGGGGTCGCGCTTTCCCGCTTCGCCTGCGGGACGGTATCCATCGCCTTTTACGACAGGCGCCGGATGCTTCTTGAAGTAAGGTGCGAGGGATGCGGCGTGCGCCTCTATCTCCTCTTCGGTAGAACCGGCAAGGACTTCTGCGGGAATCCCGGTTTTCTTCGAGACATCTGCTTTCCATCCGACGATGCTCTTCTCAAGCTCGTAGGCATTAGCTTTCGCTTCTGCCTTCGCGGCTTTCTCGTTCGCCTTCTGGATTTCGCTCTTCTCCGCTTCCTTCAGCTGCGCAAGCTCGTCGGCGGCGGTCTTGTTCTCCTTCGACCGCGCTTCCCACTTGCGGGCCTCGGCTTTCCAGTCGATTTCCTCGGCATTTACGGCGTGCGCCTCTTCTGCCTTGGATTCCTGCTGTTCTGCCTGTTCCTGCTTCTCTTCCTCGGCCATTTCGTGACCCCTTTCAGCCCGTGCGGGCAATAAAAAAGGCACCCGT